GTGGCTGTTTATTTTTTACCTTGGCAAGCGATACTTGTATTAGACGCAATTTATGCGTATGTTGTTTTTCAAAACTATCAGATATTAAGGAAATAAAATGAACTTTACATGGAATGTAGTACAGATGGACAGACTCACTAGCGACAGTTTTGTTGTAACGTGTCACTATACAGTTAATGCTACAGATGGCAATTACACAGCGTCTACATACGGCACAACATCTTTCACACAAGTTGAAGGTGAAACTTACACTCCATACGCTGATTTAACTGAAGAAATTTGTGTAGGATGGGTTCAGACTACATTAGGTAAGGACACCGTAGAAGCAAGCTTACAAGCACAAATTGAAGCATTGAAAAACCCCGTTCAAGAATCAGGTGTACCTTGGGCAACTAACTAGGAATAAACATGGAAAAAATAGCATTAACAACGGATTTAATTAACGCAATTTTGCAATATTTAGGCACACGATCTTACGTTGAAGTAGCTGGATTGATTGCTGAGATAAAAAAACAAGCTTTACCTTCACAACCGCAATTAGAAGAAACGTCAAAGGAAAGTTAATGTTACAACAGGAATTCTTTAATATTTTAATATCAACGTGTGGATTTCTTGCAGGTTGGATTTTAAACAATCTTTATAAAGCAATTAAAAATTTAGAAAAAGAAATTAGAGAATTCCCTTATTTATACATTAGCAAAGAAGATTATCGCAACGACATTAACGATATTAAGCAAATGTTAAATAAAATCTTTGATAAATTGGATAGTAAAGTCGACAAATGAATATGAATACACTCTCCATTGTTAAATTTGGTGATCGTGAATCATTAGGAGAGTTTTTGTTTGAAAATGGGGTACAACACCTCTTATTTTGGGAAACTTTGACGGATAAAGGTCAAACTTATGCTAAATTCCCTATTACAGACGCTAATATAGACAATTTAGATGACTGGTTATTGGCTCACCAGACCGAACATCAAGCCCTTGCAACCTATTTAAGTTTAGACAATCCATTTAATATGTTAGATGTAGATTTTAAATCGGAGAATGATTTTTATGATTGGTTAAGTACGCATTACAACATTCATACACAAATTGCATCGGTTCTAGGGTTAACATAATGGCAACTAATCCAACTTCCCCACCCCAAAAAAATTCGGGAAATCCGCAAGAGGAGGTGATGCGTGTAAAAAAAGCGTTGAAACAAGCATTGACGCAAAATAACGTACAACCACAGATGGTTGCTAATTTAGGCAATATGGCTTTTGCTTCAATAAAAAATAAAGCCTTATATCCTATGGTCATTCAACAAGCCCAACAATTAAAACTGATTGGGCAAAATGCTCAACAAGAATACGACTATAAAACATTAAGTAAATTAGTTGTTGCTGGTAAATTGTCAGAAATGATTATGCAAGAGGGTGGTGTGTAATGGCTGTTTATTATACTTTAGGAACAGTTGATCCTACCGCAGAACAAACAGGTGCATATGCTGGTGGCGGACTTCAAGAACCATTTATTGCACGACAAACAGGACTATATAATTCTCCTGGCGATAATTATGTTTATGACGCTAATGGTAATGTTGGAAAAATTAATATAGATGGATCAATCCAATTTTTACCTGGATGGAGTTCAGACGGTGGTGATGAAGTAGGGAATTTAAGTATATTTTCCAATCAAAAAGACGGGGATGGAAATAGTGTTTTAGTTGTAAAGGTTGATCCAAATTCAGTAAATACCACTCCAGCAACTCCTGCAATAACAAATTATTTCAATCAAGTACAAAGACAAAATGTAGCTAGTCAAGGCGGTGGTTTTTTAGATACTGTAATGTCTATTGCAACCAACCCTGCAACTATTATTGCTGTTGCCGTAGCAATTGTTGCTCCTGAACTTGCTCCTGCAATTGGTGCTGAATTAGGTTTAACAGGAACAGCTGCCTCTGCCGCAGGATATGGCGCAATTGGTGCTGGTACAGGCGCAGTAACAACTGCTGCAAATGGTGGGGATGCAACGCAAATTGCTGAGGCTGCTTTAAAAGGTGGTGCGACTGGAGCTGCTGGTGCTGCAATTGGATCTGCTGCAAATGCTGCTGTTGGTGACGCAATCAGTGCAACCGAAGCCGCAGCTGCTGGAGGTGCAGCTAAAGGGGCTATAGGATCGGCTTTAAGTGGTAACAATGTTCTTGCTGGTGCAACTAGCGGAGCTTTGGGTTCTGCTTTGGGAACGGAGATTGGTGGCGACACAGGAAAAATTCTTGGTACTGCTGCTGGTAGTGCAACAGGTGCTGCATTAACGGGTGGTAATGTTGAAAATTCTGCATTGGCAGGTGCTTTGACTGGAGGTGCAAGCGCTTTGGGTTCAAATTTAGCGCCCCCTTCAACAACAACACCAGATACAACACCAACACCAACACCAACACCAACATCACCCCCTATACAGACGCCATCTGTAGAACCTACTGCACCAACACCTCCTACGGTAGAGCAACCGACACCAATTCCTGTACAAACACCCGTTGTAGAACAACCAACGCCTGTAGAACAACCTGTAACACCTCCTACGGTTGAACAACCAACGCCTGTAGAACAACCTGTAGTACCTCCTACGGTAGAACCAGTTAATCCAATGGCTGGTGGTGATGTGATTGAACCGCCTCCTACAACACCAATAATAAATACCAATCAACCTGTTGAACAACTGCCCACTAACGACCAACAACTTATTGATTTAATCAATCAACCTACCCCTACCCTTCCTGTTGAACAACCCGTCAATCCAATGGCAGGTGGTGATGTTATTGAAAGCCCAATTGATCCAAATGTTATTCAAACAGGAAATAAAACGGTTACTAATCCATTCGAAATTCCGCCAGAAGCTGTAGCAGATCCAGGTTCAAATGTTTACAAAACTCCAGATGGTTCAGAATATACTTATCAACCAACAACAGAAGAACCAAAATCAACGGTAACCGTTGGCAGTGAGCCGTCTGACACAGATCCTACGCAACAACTTATTGATTTAATCAATCAACCACCAATTACGTTTCCAACAGATAACCCTGTTACTTCTACGCCAATTGATATTTCCACACCTTCTTTAAGTCAACCTATTGAGCAACCTGCGCCTGTAGAACAGCCTCCTGTTGAGCAACCTGCGCCAGTTGATACGCCAATTACATTACCAACAATTGATGCACCATCTACTGAGCAACCAATCGTTTCACCTGTAAATGATGTTCAACAACCACCAAGTGTTCCAGATGTGTTGCCACCAGCTACAGACACACCTGACGTTTTGCCGAGAAGTACACTAACGCCACCAATTGATCAACTTATTAACGCGCCTGTATCACCAGATCCTACACAACAATTAATTGATTTACTTTATCCGCAATTAACGCCACCTCCTATAGAACCAACTGATCTACAAACGCCAAATTTTAATTTAGATACTATTACTGTAGATGGTACAAAAGATCCTGTTCAATTAATTGATCAACCGCCAGTAGAACAAGCACCCGTTGAAGAACCACCTGTTGAAGAACCAGCCGTAAAAGAACAGCCAACTAAATCAAAAGTACAAATTAATACACCAAGTATTGTTTCTGGTGGCAGCACAAATACTGGTGGAGATGTAACACGTTCATTAAGTAGTCTTTTAGGAACTCCATCTACCAGTATTTTAGGACAAGCATTACAATCAAGTGGTCCAGATCCTGCAACAAACCCCACTTTTTCGGGAGATGACAAAAATAAAAAAAATGTGTGGAATACCGAATCTTTACGAACTGCGTTAGGACTAACATGACAAAATTAAATAAATCTTTAAAATCAGATTTACCTGCACTAGCAGAATTATTGCGTTCTAAAGGCAAAGGTAAAGATACTATTCTTGCACACATCAATCCTAGAGAAGCTGCCTTGCTCAAGCGTCATGGTGGTAGTGGAGATATTAACCCTGACACGGGTTTGCCAATGTTTGATGATGAAGGTGGGTTTAATGTAGATATGCCAGCCGAACAAGCAGGACCACCTGTAGAACTTGCTACACCTGACATACAAAATTCTTACACGGGCGCACAGTCAAGCGGTGGTGTTCCAGTTGGCACGGAAACATCAATCGGTGGCACGCAAGATGCTATTGATTTATCTGCTGGTCAGTTTGCTGGTGCTGTTCCACAAGGACAGGCAATTACAGGTGGTACTGTTGGCGATGCAACTGTATTTGCACCGAATCGTGGACAATATACTCAAGCTGATTTAGATCGTATTTCTGTAGGTCAATCTCCTACAAATGCGCCTCAGCAACAAGAAAGTCCTTTATCTAAATTAGGTGGTAATTTAGGCAATGTATCTTCCGCCACATTACTTAAAGCATTAGGACTGGGTGGTTTAGGTTTATTAGGGGCAAGAAATGCACGTCAAGGTAATGCGGATGTTCAAGCATCAAAACAAGAACAACAAGCAATTGCACAACCTTATCAAGCACAAGGTCAAGAAATGATTGGTGCAGCGCAACGTGGAGAGTTAACACCACAAAGTCAGCAAGCATACCAAGCAGCAATGGCACAGTCTAATCAAGCAATGGCTGGTCGTGGTGGGGTTGGACAACAGCAACAACAGCAACAAATGGCAGCTTTGTATAATCAATTATTGCAAAATCAGTATACGTATGGCTTGCAAGTCGCCCAGATTGGTGACAATATTGCAATAGGTGCAATTAAGTCTGGTTTACAACAAGATCGTGCATTGCAACAAACAACGCAAAACTTCTACACACAATTGGCTGCAATAGCTAGTGGTTCTGTGATTGGTGGCACAAGGCAAGGAGTTGCATAATGGCTGAAGCAAACATTACTGAAAAAAAAGAACCATCTACTTTAAGTAAGTCTTTAAAGACAGACATGCCAAGTATGCCTGTTATTGGTCAAACCAAAGAAGGTCAAGACTTTGCTAAAACCATGACGGCGTATGGTGACAAAGCAGCAGAAGCTACTGGTGAAGTAGAACGACAAAAGATTGAACAACAAAGTAGATTATTAGGTGCGCAAGCTGGTGTACAAAAAGACTATGCTCAAGTTCAACGAGGTTTGTATACAGAAGCAGAAAACAAAGAATTAGAGTATCCAAGACCAGAGTTTCATCCGACCAAAGAAAATGCCGAATCGTTAGGACAATTGTTTAGTTTGGTTTCTACGATGGGAATTATGATTGGTGGTGGTGGCAAGATGGCATCTCAAAATGCTTTGAGTGCAATGACGGGTATGCTTAAAGGTTGGCAACAAGGTCGAAAGGATTTGTATGAACGTGAACTTAAAGAGTTTGATAAAGAGTATAAACGTATTAGTGACATACGCACGGATATACAAAACCGTTTACAAAAATCGTTACAGTTAGCATCTACGGATAAAGAAGCCGCATCATTAGAGGCGCAACAAGCAGCTGCAATTGCTGGTGGTGATTCAATGATAAAAGCATTGGTTAATCAAGGCAAAACTCAACAAGCATTGGAATTGATTAAACAAACTTCAACCATAGATCAACAGGTTAAACAAAGACAACAAAGTGCAGCACAACATGCACAAAGTATGGCAATGCAACAGCAACGGCTTAATTTTGAAAAAGAAAAAGAACAAAATAAACAGACTGGCGCTGGCGTTACTGGTGCGTTACCAAAAGAATCTAAAATCAGAGAACAATATGCTGGTCGTTATCAAACAATTAAAAATATTGAGGATATTCAAAGTCTTTTACAAGATCCTAAATATGCTAAATTTATTAATCCGACCACTAAATTTACACCAGATGTATTGTTAAATTTACAAAAGAATTTTCCAGAACTTCAAAGCAAATTGGCGCGTATACAAGCAATTGAATTCGAAACTGGAGGTAAATCGCTTACCGCTAATGAAAGTAAAATTCTTGAACCAATTTACGGTTGGAGAGGAATTACGGCTGACGCATTAAAACAAAGACTAGATGGCATCAAAAAGAATTTAGAAAACACTCAAGGTTTGCAAGAGGCAATGTATCCTGGCTTTACACAACTAAAACCACAATTTGACAAAGTGTATGAACAATCAGGCAGAGTACCTGTTGTGCCTAATGATGTAGGTCAACAACAACAACAAGCGCCACAATCTGCCCTTGATTATTTAAAAACTCATCCAGAGTTTAAAGAACAATTTAGAACAAAGTATGGTTATTTACCTGAAGGTATGTAATGGCTGATAATCCTTTTGATCAATTTGATACGCCAAAACCCACTGCACAAAGTGGCGCTAATCCTTTTGATCAATTTGATGCGCCTACATCATCAACAACAGAATCAAGTAAAAATCCGATAGATATAGCATTAAAAAAAAGCGCATTAGGACCATTTGTTGCTGGTGGTGTAACAGAACTAGGAAAAGGTATTGCTTCTGGAATTGAGTTAGTAGCACCAGAAACAGGAAAAGCCCTTTATGATCCAATCAATAAAGTACAACAACGTATACAAGAAGCCAATCCTGTAGCAACTACTGCTGGCAAATACGGTTCTTACATTTTACCGTTTGCTGGATTAACCAAAGGATTTCAAGCTGGTAGAACCGCATTGGGTTTAGGAGAAGCCAGTACTTTAGGTAAAGTTGGTGAGGCTGCGGTTAAGGGTGGAACAATTGGCGGTGTAACAACACCAACAGAAGAAGGTCGAGAAAAATCTGCCGCTATAGGAGCTGTCATTGGACCAGTTGCTGAAGTTGCTATTCCTGCCGCAGTTGGTAAAGTGAAAGAATTGTTAGGTGCTTTAGAATCATCTAAAGGAAAAATGGCGGATTCTCTTTATCAGTCTTTAAAAACCCAACTGAATGAACAAATTGAAAATCTATTAGGTTCTACATCAAAAGAAGCACAGGTTGCTAAAAGAGAATCTGAAAGAATTGGTAAAGCGCAAGAACAATTAGGTGGTCGTGATAAAGTTGCAACTCAACGGCAACAAGCTAGAGAAAAACGAGTTTCTCAAAGTTTAGATGATTTAAGCAAAGATGCTAATGTTTTACCTGAAAATGTTGGTGACGTTATACAAAAAACGGGTAGAAAAAACATTGATAAATTGCGCGGTGAACGTGAAAAAGCCGCTATTGATGAATTAAAAGATCCTGTATTTAAAGACGCTAGAGCAAGAGAAAAGAAAGGTGAATTTATTTCTAACAGTCCGCAAAGTAGTCAACAATTTGCAGAAGTAGTTAATGAAATAAAAACTCAAATAGCAAGAACACCAGAACCTTATAAATCTGAATTAAAAAGGCGTTTTGATTCTATTGTTGGACAAGTGAAAATAGGAAAACAATCTACTGAAGGCATGAGCATTAAAGAAAGATTATTTAATAAGCCTACAGCAGAAATTCAAGCTATGACAATGGATCAGGCTGAATTTTTACGAAGAATGTTAAACAATAGAAAAGCATTTGAGGTTGAGGGCTTTCAAGCCTTAGATGTTACTCGACAAAACATTTTGGCTGAAAAATTAAGTAGTGCAATGAACGCATTTGACAATCGTTTTGGTGATTATCTAAAAGCCTATAAAAACAAGTCTGTTCCTATTGAAAAAGCCATTGCTGGTCGTGGTAAATCTTTAACGGATGTAGAATTACAAGAAGCCGAAAACGTATTGTTTTCTTCTGATAGAACAGCAGTGACTAATTACTATTTAAATGGTACGGCTGAACGCGCAGAACGCTTACTTGATTTAGTTGGTGGTAAAAATACAGAAGTTATAAATTCGGTTAAAGGCTATTTAAGAAATCAATTAGAATCGATGAATAGTCAACAAGCCTCTCAATTTATTGCTAAAAATGAAGGTTTATTAAGGCTTTTTCCTGAGTTACAAAAACCATTAAATTACATTGCTATGGCAAAAAAAGAAGCAGAAACAATCGGTGTAAAAGCAACTCAACAAGCAACATCTGCACAAACCAGATTAGCTGGAGAAGCTGGAAAAGCACAAAGAACTGAAAAAGAACTATCTGATTTAACACGTAAATACGAAACTTATTTAAATCAAGTCAATACGGGTACTGAAAATGCTAGGTCGGTAGTGAACAATATGTTTAAAACGGATCGTATTATTGATGCTAAAACCCATGCTGATTTGTTAACTCAAATAAAACAAATAGAAGCATCAACACAAGATGCTGCAAGAGCAAAGCAATTAATTGATGGTTTATTAAGAAAAACATTGGTTTATAGTGGTTTAGGCACTATGGGAACTGCCACATATTTTGGTGCAAAAGCATTGGGCGAGAGATGAGCAAAAAAAGTAAAGGGGTAAACCCTGATTTAGAGGATGCAGTAAGTGAACTGTTAAAAGAAGTGATGGCTGATGAAAAGGCTTCTTTAACAGATAAATGTAAAGTTATTGACAGAGCAATTAACATTGAGAAATTGAAGCAGAAGATTTCTGATGATGAATGGGGTAGTGGCTTTGTGACAAGTGATGATGAATAGATGTAAAATGTAATTTTTTAAGGGGATAACTATGGAAGCAGTTGCATTAATCAGATTAGCATTAAATGTTATTACAGAACGATTGTTGGTTATTTTGACATTGGCTTTAAGTTTTACATTGTCATGTTGGGCGATGTGGAATCCAAGATGGGAAACAATTACTGTGATGGCGCTATTTTGTCTATTTAGTTATCTTGCCATAAACACAAAGGTGAGAAATAATATGGATATAACCCGAACCGATTAGGAGTAATACATGCCAGATTCAATTATTATTGTGCCACAAGCAGCACAGACTGATCCAGTTGCAAAATACCGTGTTTCTACACCACAATCTTTAATTGATACTGACTTTGAGTATGGTCAACAATCGGTTAAATGGGAACAATTGGCGCTAGAAAACAATCGTCAATCTTGTTATTACTTTACTAACAACCCACTTAATATTACTGGTATTACTGGTAATGGTACTACAACCATTGTTGTAGCCTCAACATCTAATATCGGTGCAAACCAACCCATCTTTTTAGAAGAAACATTAGATCCTAATGCAAATGGTTGGTGGTATACAACTTCTTCTAATGCAACAGCAATTGTGGCTACAACAACAACGGCTACTATTTCAGGTTCTTTATATAATCCAACGGCAACGTATGGTTATCAAGGATATTTTTACACCAATGCTGGTATTGCAGTGACTGGATCAAGTACGACTGCAATCATTCTTAACTCAGGAACAGCATATGTGAATACAACTTATGCGCATGGATTGTCGTCTGGTTCGTTGGTTTATATTGTCAATACAACAGGTGTTGCTGGATTGAATGGTGCATGGGTTGTTGCAAACGTGCCTTCTGCAAACCAATTTACATTTACAACATCATTAACAGGTACAGTGACTAGTGGTACTGCACAAGGTACTGTTTATGCAAGACCATCTGGTTATGTCATTACAAGGGCTTACAACGGTTCTGTTAACTTTACGGCTGGTGCGTCTGTTCCTAATCAACAGATGATTCGTCAAACCAGACGTTATTTCCGTTATCAATCTGGTAAAGCAATTCAGTTTTCTACTGGTACGACCATGAAGCCAAAGTTACTAGTAAGTTCTGTAACAGGTGCTGATAGTCAGATTACGGTAAATACATTTTCTCCACACAATTTGACGATCAACACGTTTGTACAAATTAGTGGTGCAACTCTTGCTGCCTACAACGGTATTTACAAAATTAGTTCAGTTGTTAATGCAAACCAATTCATTGTTTTAGGTTCAACCCCAATTTCTACTAGTCCAGCAATACAAAGTAACGGTACTCCTCCAGTTGTTAGTCCTTATTCTTGGTATGGTTCATCAAATAAAGTTGGATATTTTGATTCACAAAACGGTATGTTCTTTGAATACAATGGACAAACCCTGTATGCTGTATACCGTAGTTCAATCAATCAATTATCGGGTACAGTGGCTGTTACGCAAGGTAATGCAACCGTTACTGGCACATCTACTGCATTTACAACACAACTTGCACCGAATGATTTTGTTGTCATTCGCGGACAATCGTATCGTGTTATTAATATTACGAGTGATACGCAGATGTTTATTGCACCTGAGTATCGTGGTGCAAGTATTACTAATGCTTTAGTTTCTAAAACTCTCGATACCAAGATTCCTCAATCACAATGGAATTTAGACAAGTGTGACGGTACAGGCCCAAGTGGATACAACGTAGATTTAACCAAGATGCAGATGTTATACATTGATTATTCTTGGTATGGTGCTGGTGTCATTCGTTGGGGTATGCGTACAACTAACGGTGCTGTAACGTATTGCCATTCATTACAAAGCAATAACATCCAAACCAATGCGTATTTACGTTCTGGTAACTTACCATCGCACTATGAGTCCAATGGTCAAGGTCCATCTACCGTGCTGTATTCATCCATTACTAATACAGCAAATGTCATACCAATTGTGAGTTCTTTTGGATTTAATCCTTCTGGTGGCACGGTTAAGATTACGGCAGCTGCAACCAATGGTGCAATTGAATATGCAACTTATACCAGTTTATCGAATACAGCGACAACTGGTCTTGCGTATGATCAGTTGATTGGTGTGACAAGAGGTACAACAGGTGGTGCAGTTGCAACGGCATTTACTGCCGCGTATCCTTCAAGCAATTCAACTCCTCCAGTTCTTGTTGAATATTCTCCTCCTGATTCTGTGGCGGTATTATCGCACTGGGGTTCTGCTGTAGTCATGGATGGTGGATTTAATAATGACTTTTCATTAATTTTTAACTATGGAACAACGGCAAACGTCACAGTGGCTAATGCTGCTACAGTACCACTACTTGCTATTCGTTTAGCACCTAGTGTGGATAATGGTACGGTAGGTACATTAGGTAATAAAGAAGTAATTAACCGTATGACGGTGCAATTAAAAGAACTTGGTGTTTTATCAAGTGGATTCTTTTTGATTCAGTTGATTTTGAATGGTGTAACAACATCGTTTAGTGGTACGTTTGCATCACCAACGCAAAATAATACTTATACTTCCTCTATTTGTCAGGTAGCCACTAATTCCAACGCATCGGCAACGATTACGGGTGGTGAATCGATTGGTTCTGCGTACACTAATTCTGGAACAGTATCAGGCAATCAATCAACATTAGATTTATCACAGATTGCTGGTATTGGTAACTCTATTTTAGGTGGTGGTTTAAATAATAACGTGCCATCTAGCACGGCTGGTCAATTTCCAGATGGTCCAGACATTTTGTATGTAGTGGCAACCAATACTTCAGGTGCAGCAGCAAATATTGTGTGCCGTTTATCGTGGTTAGAAACTCAAGCATAGGAGCTTAATATGAAAGATGAAGGCGGTTTAAAAAATAAACAAGGCACTCACATGGTGATGCCAACACGACCAATGAATGTTGCAGATACATACGGTCATCACAAACCTTATAAATTAGGCAAGATGCCGATTGGAGGATTTCAATCGGTGTGGCGTTTTGATGCAGATTCTGATTCTAAAAATTGTCCTCCATCATCTCCTGGCGGAAAGAAGGTGTACTAATGGCTACACAAAAGAAATCAGGATTAGGTTTAAAAGCCATCGGTCAGACGATGAATCCTAAATTAAAACAAGGTGCGCCTGAAACAACGCCAGTTGCTGCTGGTGTAAAGACTGCGCGTATTTCTCATAAAGCAACTCCTAATAAACCTAAAAAGTAATGTCTTTAGATCCTATCTCTGCTGCGCTTGATTTAGGTAATACCTTAATCAGTCGTATTTTTCCTGATCCTGCTCAAGCAGATGCTGCAAAGTTAGAATTGTTGAAATTGCAACAGTCTGGTGAACTTGCCACCATGACAGCGCAGACTGATATTGATAAAGAGGAGGCTAAAAGTGCTTCTATATTTGTATCAGGATGGAGACCATTTGTAGGATGGGTTTGTGGAAGTGCATTTGCTTTGCATTATTTAATTATTCCAATTGCAAATTTTATTTTAGTAGCAACTGGCAATAAAGAAGTTGTTTTATCTTTTGATATGCAAACTCTTTTAACTTTATTAATGGGTTTACTTGGATTAGGTGGATATAGAACCTACGAAAAAGTACAAGGGGTGACTAAATGATCTATTCTAAAAATGGTTTGCATTTAACAGAACAATTTGAGGGTTTGCGACTTACTGCTTATCCTGATCCTGGAACTGGTGGCGCACCTTGGACAATCGGATATGGTCATACTGGTCCAGATGTGCACCCAGGTCTTACGATTACGCAACAACAAGCAGAGAATTTGTTGGCAACGGATATACAAACGGCTTCTGACGCAGTCAATCGATTGGTTAAATACGAACTTACACAAGAAGAATTTGATGCTTTAGTCGATTTTACTTATAACTGTGGTGCTGGTAATCTGCAAGCCTCAACTTTATTAAAAAAAGTTAATGCTGGTGATATGGTTGGTGCATCAAAAGAATTTGCTAAATGGAATCTTGCAAACGGTCATGTATTACAAGGTTTAGTCAAACGTAGACAAGAAGAAATGCGTTTATTTTTACAAAGTATCAATGCCTGATAAAAAAGTTAACCTTTCTGTAGGTCGTGGAGAGAAACAAAGTGTTTCTGCTGGTGGTGGATTGACGGCAAAGGGCAGACGTAAATATAATCGAGCAACAGGCAGCAAACTAAAAGCACCGCAGAAGTCAGGTCCAAGACATAAGTCATTTTGTGCAAGGTCTAAGAGTTGGAAGGGTGAAAGAGGTAAAGCAGCACGTAGACGATGGGGTTGTAGGTAGTATTTTAAGGGGATAAGATGAACAGTTTTGATGTATTTGATACGCTGATCGCTCGGCGTTTTATGACTAGCCATTCCATTTGGGAGACTATTGCTCATGAGTTTAACGATAGCGCTTTTGTTACTAATCGAATATCTGCGGATAACGGTCAACGTAGCCTTGAGGAAATTTATGACGCATTTGGAGGATTAGATGCTCAAATGGCACGGGAGATTGAATTAGAAATTAATTCGGCTTTCCCCGTAACAAAAAATTTCGAAAAAGTGAAAGATGGAGATGTTTTAATCTCTGATATGTATTTGCCTGGTTACGTCATTATGCAAATGCTAAGAAATGCTGGTTTTGACAAACAAGTCGTTATATATCAAAGCAATGGAGATAAATCTAACGGCAAGGCATGGCAAAAAATCAAGCCAGATTTGCACCTAGGAGATAATAAACATAGTGACTTTGATATGCCTCAAAATGCAGGAATACAAGCCATTCACTATGCTGGAACACATTTTAATCATGAAGAAAAGCAATTATGTGATCAAGGTTTTCCTGTTTTAGCCTTATTAATTAGAGAAATACGTTTAAGAAACCAAGAAAATGAATATAGCGATATTGCTACTCAATACAATTTACCGATGTTGTTCTGTTTTGCGGAAATGGTATATCGCAGAAAAAATGAGCATCCAGTCGTATTCTTGGGTAGGGATTGTTATCTTTTGGGCAGACTCTACAATCATTATTACGACACTAGTACTTATTTACCTTTCTCGCGTGCTTTAGCTTATAAAGACAAACATTTAGCGACTTTTTATTTAAGTACACAAAGTCCTCCTAATGCTTTATATGTTGATTTAAGCAGTACAGGTGCAACATGGTCTCATTTATCAACAGAAGGTGATTTAAACGTCTTGGTAGGCATTTATAGTGATAAATTCTTTTACACACCAGAAAAACCTATTTTACCTAAACGATTTAATTATTTATTGGCTAATTCTCAATTTGGTGACACTAATTTGATACTGGAGGCATTTAATTGTGCCAATCATGGACACATTCAAAAGTTTGAAAATTGGACTGCAACTTTTGGTTCTCCAGAATTGTTGCCTGACATGATTGAAAGTATCCATTTGCCAATAAATCAAAGTATTGCATTAAAAGTTCATTATCGTGATTTATTACGGCATGAATTAGCAAATAAATCAGAACAGGACTTATTGCGTGTGTTTGGTGATATGGCACTACGCATCAGTAATCAAGAACAATTACGATTACGTTTACAACTGTTTTTGGAAAAAGAAAATCAATATTTAGGAGAACTGTAATGTTATTAAATCCACATGTATACCAACAAATTACTGAAAATCACATGGATAATCCTACGATTCCAGTTGCATTACAACCGACATATACACAGGCTTTTGAAGATGTCATTTTGGATGGTGCGATCAGAGCTTATCTCATGCGTACAAGAAAACAGTTGTATTTAATGTTTTTTGAGATTGGTGCAAACCATCCAGTGGCAACCAGTGCAAGTTATTTGCTCAAACAAAAGACAGGTATACATACGGTTCTAGTAGAAGCCAATCCAGCATTAATTCCACAATTAAGACAGCATCGTCATAGTGATACAGTTATTAATGCTGCCATAACTGATCAAGATGTATCAGAAATTGATTTTTATCTGTCTCCAGATAATGAGATCAGTTCGTTAAACAAAGATTTTGTAAAAGCATGGAAAGAAGGTACTGTAACGGATACGATTCGTGTTCCAGCCATGCGTATTAATCAAGTATTTGAACAAATGAATTTACCAAAACACGTTGATACGATTTTAAGTATTGATGTGGAAGGTTATGATTACAACATCATTGCAGATTTAGACTTTAATCAGTACAAACCCTTAATTATTATGATTGAACCGAGTGAGGAATTTGCGCCTGGCACGATTGCAAAGATGATGACATTGCTTGAGAGTAAAGGATATTATCTCTACTCCCAAACCTTTGTTAATTTAATCTTTATGCGGCAGGAATAAGTCTGCCATCAAAAGCATAAGTACCGATATGGGACAGTTGACACCAAGGAGCTGCCCACACTTGACCGCCCATTTTGCGCCAGTTGTAACAGAAATGATAATCTTCTGATAACAGACGCCCTGTTTCTGGTTCTATACTAGTTGCGAAGTATTCTGTAATCTTTTCTTGTTGTTCCATTGTGCCACCAAGATCAGCAACATCATTTAAGTAAAATGGCATNGCATCTTTCATTTTCTCAAATACTTNACGTTTGATAAGCATAAAACCAGTGCCACCATTAAAGATTTCTACTGGTTGATTGATTGGTACNGTGACTTCACCTGCATAGTCCACTAAATTNACCACAAAACTGCCTGTATGTTGTTTTAATTCATTTTCTGGCACTCCCCTATCAACTGCACGTTTAACAGTNGCCCAGTTGATTTCTTTTTTAGGATAGATACCACAAATAACGTCTTTATCTGCTTGCAGTAAACGTACAACATCATGGGGATTAAAGTAGATGTCTGCATCAATAAAAAGTAAATGCGTAGCTTCTTGATGTTTTAGGAAAGCATTGGCTAGTGCATTTCTTGCGCGCGTAATGAGTGATTCATTGAACATGAAACTAAACGTGTTGCCAATACCGTTTTGTTTGAGTACATCACTGAGTTGTAAGACAGATTGTGTGTAATATCCAGCACACATACCACCGTACATGGGAGTTGCAATAAAAATACTAGGCATAATAGTTTCCTTTTTTGAGTTAGATAAAAACATCGGTAATAAATGATCTGGTGCAGTATAGTTGATGGTATAACCCATCGTACATTCAAACTTTGGTAAAACCTCTTTTAAAGCATTGTAAAACGCACGATCCTCACCCCAGCCACCATGATAAAGAGCTGGTGATACTTGAGGTAATAAATCTCCACGAACACAATAACAATTCATGTCGACAAACGTATCAGCATCGGTGCGCAGCTTACCCAATGATTCAATATCATCATTACAGACATATTGACCTTCTTTGTTATAGATTTTGCGTAGTGAATAACACCAGTCTAAGTCTTCTGATTCACATTTAAAGACCATGTCATTTACATGATTTGGCTCAAACCAATTATCTTCATCTAAAAACAGAACATAGTCTGCGTTCATCATAAATGGCATACCAGCATAGATACGTTGACCATTCCACAAAATACCGTTTGCCCTTCCTGTATTTTCTGGCAAATGAATAACGACATCCGCGTCACAAGAAAAATCCATTTTTCCATCATTGATTACCCAATGTTGACATGGCATGGTTTGTGCTTTGATGGAATCAATTGCACGTTGTAAGCTTGGTATCCCCGTTGTTGGTGTTATTACAATAACTTTCATTTAATCACCTCCGCACCTTTTAAATCGCCTGTTTCACCATCAAAAGTTAGTTTTAAATTGGCTTTGCCTATGTCAAATTCCATTTTTACTCCCACGATGTATGGTTTAGTAAGTGAAATTTTTGTTTCATGCACAATGTCAGACTTAGAATTAACAACATCTTCCACTTTAATAGCTTGAATTTGAAGTATATGTCCATCAGATTGAACCTTAATTCTGTGTTTCATTTCTCAACCTTTCTATACAATTTAATCCACCTGTCATCGTTCAACACTTTTTCACCCACAGTCGCAGTAAATTGATAACCATGCTCGTCATGCCAGACTGCACCGTAAAGTTCGTATTGTTTTTTACATTCAGCAATACCATTCCAATACCCTGTTGCGTATATGTCAGGTTCTCGGTCTTTTTTTGATTGTATATAAAGTGGATTAGCACGATCTATTGCAATAGCCTCAAAATAATTAGGGTAAACCCACGAGTCTGTTTCACTCATTTCTCACTCGCTGCCTTTAATTCAAGTTCAGCATAAAGTTTTCCTGCGTTAAAACCTTCCACATATTTATCAGTTAACTCACGCAGTTTCAACGCTTCTCGCAGTTT